TCCGTGGCGGCAACGCTACTGCCTAACGCATAGAAAGGAATAATTAAATGCCTATGCTTACTCCGTCGCAGGTCCATATTGATGCACCGCTGACAAACCTCACCCTTGCTTACCTCCAGTCGGCTGATAACTTCATTGCTGACAAAGTATTCCCGATTGTGGATGTGGACAAGCAGTCTGACAAGTACTACACCTATGACCGTGAGAACTTCAACCGTTCCGGTCAGCGCAAGCAACTGGCACCTCGGACCCGTCCTGAGCGTATCGGTATGTCGCTCTCCAACGACAACTACTTTGCTGACGTCTTTGGTCTGGCGACTGACTTCGATGAGCAGACACTTGCTAACGAAGATGCAGCACTGGAAACTCGTGCAATGGGCGCACAGATGCTCATCCACAACATGCTGATCGACCGTGAGAAGGACTTTGTTACTAACTTCTTCTCTGACGGTATCTGGGGCACAAACTGGGATGGTGTTGCTAACGCTGATAACGACACAGCAGCAGAAGTCACCAACTGGGATGACTACACAAACTCCACTCCGATTGTTGATGTTCGTCGTCTCGCACGTACAGTTCAACTGAAGAGCGGTGGCTTCAAGCCCAACACTATGGTTGTCACTAAGGCAGTCCGTGACGTTCTGGTTGACCACCCTGATATTCTTGCCCGTCTGAACGGTGGTGCTACTGTCTCGAACACTGCACTCATCACAGATGCAAAGCTGGCAGAAATCTTCGAGGTTGAGCGTTTCTTCGTGATGGAAGCAATCGAGAACACTGCTGCTGAGGGTGCTACTGAAAGCAATTCCTTCATCGGTGGTAATGACGTTCTCCTCTGCTACACTCCTTCCTCGGCTGGTCTCCGTAGCCCTGCTGCTGGTCTCACCTTTGCTTGGAACTCTCTGCCGGGTGTCTCGAACCTCGGTGTGACTGTTGAGAGCTTCACAGGTGACTTCCTCCGTGTTGAAGGTATCGCAGAAGAAATCCACGTTAAACTTGCGTATGACATGAAGATCGTGGGTTCGGACCTTGGTGGTTTCATCAACTCCGTCCTTGCGTAAATAATACTCTATAGTGGCCCTGCTGTTGTAACTATCAGTGGGGTCACTCCCTAAATAACAATAATGGAATAGTACTATGAAAAACCTAGAGAACGAAGTAGAAGCGCAGATTCAAGAGAAGGGACTTAATGCCCCAAGGCTTACACCTGATCTTATTGATAGCGTTGTAGACTCTCACCAATTTTACGTGTTCCCCGGTACGACCCTCACAGTTTGTGCGATCATTTTGAAGAATGGTTATGTGGTTACTGGAGAGAGCGCAGCAGCATCAGAGGAAAACTTTGATGAGGAAATTGGCAAAAAGATTGCCTTTAGTAATGCCCGTGATAAAATCTGGGCTTTGGAAGGTTATCTCTTGAAAGAGAAACTTAGTGGGGGTCACTAAAGTGTCTACTAAAGAATATCAACAGTATATGTTTGACAATGAGTTTGGTTGGCAGGTAGATCGACCAGTCTTTATTAAACTTCCGTTTTTTGCCTTTGGGCGTCAATGGAACAAAGGGGATCACTTCACTTGGCACACCCAAGCCTACCGTGAGGAAGACCACCGCAAGATGCTCCGAGATGTTCACAACCTATACCTCTCTGGTAAAATCCACCATGATAGTGCACGAGAGGTAGAACAGAAGGTTGGTGATCGTCTAGGGGAACTTGATAAGGAAGAAATCGCAAGTCTTATTCGTCTGGTTAATGTGGAAGTCAAGAAGCGGACTACTACAGATAAAGAATACCAGACCAAGCGCATTAAACAGTCTAAAATCCTAGATAAGCAACGTGGTCTTATTCGAGCATGGCTTAATCGTAATTCTTGGGCTTTAGACATTTACACTGATATTCGAGATGAGCTTCTTGAAAAAGCTAACAGTAAAACCCTAGAACAGCAGGAATCTTAATATGGCGTGGTCCTACGATGAAACTGACTTAGGCACTGATACTGCCAGTGGTCGTCTTAATGCGGTTAGGCTCCTCGTAGGAGATACAGATACTAACGACCAGCAAATCCAGAATGAAGAAATCCTCTTCGCTCTTGGGCAGAGTGGTAGTAATATCTACAGTGCTGCTAGTTGGGCTTGTAGGACTATCGCCTCTAAGTATTCCCGTTTGGTAGATACAGACCTAGATGGTCAACTCTCCGAGAAGTATAGCCAACTACAGACCCACTACAAGGCTCTGGCAAGCGACCTAGAGTTCCAAGCTACTAAGGTGGGTGCCTCCCTAGGGTTCGTAGCAGGTGGCCTCTCCAAGAGCACTATGAAGGCTGTAGAGACTGATACAGATCGTACTGGTAGCCGTATCCGTAGGGATCAATTCCGTTACCAAGAAATCTACTCCTCTGACTATCTGGATAACGACTAATGAACTTTTCAAGTAACGTCCAAAGCCTAGTGAACCGTAGAGGCCAAACAGCTACACTACGTAAGAAATCTTCTGGGACTTATGACCCTACTACTGGGTCTCTTGGGTCCGTTACTAATACCGACTACACCATCAAGGCTTATTTCGCTGAGTACTCTCTGTCAGAGATTAACAACGATAGTATCCTTATGGGTGATCGTAAGGTTCTTATCGCCCCTAGAGACACTTCAGGTAATCTGGTTCCAGAACCCGACAATGAGGATCAGATACTTGGAGTGGGTGATGCTGTAGTCATCAAACGAGTACAGAGCATCTACAACAGCGACACTCTAGTCTGCTACATCTGTCAAGTGAGGGAGTGATGAAGGTTAGAGTTAACCAAAAATCTATCTCCGCTAAGATTGATAAAGCTCTGATGCAGGCTGAAGATAAACTAAAGGGTAAACTAGTCGATATTGCAGAAGACCTCACTGTTAGAACTCCTGTAGACACTGGTGCATATGCTGAGAGTTTCTCTGTAGTCCCTTCTTCATCAGGTGGTGGTAGGCGTAAAGACTCTCATGGGAGACCTCGTAACCAAGATGTAGCTACCTTTCGTGGTAAAGCTCTTTCTAATATGACCTCTGATATTGAAAACCTAGAGATATTAGAAGACAAAAGCATCTCCTTTAGGAATAGAGCACCTCATGCGGCAAAGGTTGAAGAGAAGTACCAAGTGTTTGGGGCAGCTAAGGATAGGAACCGATAATGGCAAGCATCTACGAACAAATCAGAGCCACCTTTGAGGTTAACCTTGCTGCTGTTTCAGGTATTCCTTCTGACATTGCTTGGGAGAATGTGGCCTTCAGTCCTACCACTAACAGTAGTTATATTTCAGTCAGGATGGTCCCTACGGTACGAGAGCCTGCACACAGAGGTTTAACCCCTCAAATGTACTATCAAGGCTATTTCCTAGTAACTTGTTGTGTACCAGAGGGTCTAGGACCAGCAGCAGGAGATGACCTAGCAGACCTAATCATTGATGCCTTTGAGGCTACTACAGACATCACTAATGACGGAACAACCCTTCACATCCGTTATGCTGAACGAGACCTCGGCACTCAAGAAGGTTCTCACTATCACATCCCAGTCCGTATTGGCTGGTACATTTACAACTAAGGAGTATCCCTTATGAGCTTTGCACAGGGTAGTCGCAGTGGTCTCTCATATATCGTAGAGTCTACTTTCGGTACAACACCAGCGGGTAACTTTACAGCCATCCCGTACAACACACACAGCCTGAACCTCACCAAAGATCGTGTTACAGGTAACGAAATCCAACCAGATCGTATGCTTCGGGTAGACCGTCATGGTAACCGTCAGACAGGTGGTGACATTGCAGTTGACCTCCGTGATGGTAACTTTGACCCTTTCCTTGAGAGTGCTCTCCAGAACACTTGGTCAACTAATACCCTCAAGGTTGGTAGTACACCTAAGTTCTTCTCCATTGAAGACGCTGCTAACGACATTGCTCAGTATCGTGTATTCACTGGTATGTCTGTCTCTAGCATGTCTGTCAGCATTGCCCCTAACCAGATGGTAGCTACAACCTTCTCCATGATTGGTAAGGATATGACTATCAGTGGTACAGGTAAGACTGTAGATGACGCTACTATTGCACAGCCCTTTGACGCTTATTCTGGTGATGTGAACATTGGTAACGTGGGTGGTGCTACTGCATCTGCTATCGTCACTTCGATTGACTTCTCCATTGATAACGCTATGGCACCTACTTTTGTAGTTGGGGATGATGCCACACCTTTCCTTGAGACTGGTATGGCTACAGTTGAAGGCACCTTTACAGCTTACTTTGAAGATGCTGCACTTATCAACCGCTTCATCAACGAGACTGAGACTGCACTGAATGTTTCTGTAGATGATCCTACAGGTGGTAACGCTTACACATTCACATTCCCCAAGATCAAAATCAATGGTGCAGACGTGCCTGTAGATGGTCAGACCAGCCGTATCATTACCCTGCCGTTTGTTGCACTGTATGATAGCACTTCTGGCACCAACATCCAGATTGATCGTACTGCATAACTAATCCCCTCGTGGGCTAGGTGGGGGAGGCTAGTCGGGTGGCTTCTCCCACTGATAAACCTAATAACCCGACAACACAAAAACCTAAGGAATACCCGACATGGACCTTTCAACTATTGTACCGACTTCTGACGAGATTGTAGTCACCCTTAAGCACCCCGCAACAGGTAAAGTTCTTGAGAATGATGACAAGACCCAGATGACTATTACTTTATATGCGCCTCACACTAAAGGCTACAAATCAGCTATGTATGAGCAAGCAAATAAGCGCATCAAGGACCAGAAAAAAGATTTTACCGCAGAGGAGCTAGAACTCTCTACTCTTGAGGTTCTTATCGCAGCTACAAAAAGCTGGAACATTACTTATGGCGGGGATAAGCCGAAGCTGACCAAGAGTAAAGCTAAAGAGGTATATTCTAACGAAAGTGCTTTCTGGATTGTAGAGCAGCTTCAGGAGGAAATTAACTCTTTTGAAGCTTTTACCTCAGCCTGAGTATCCAACTCTGTAACTGGGCAGAGCATGAGTTTAACCTAAATCATAGGGATGATAAAGGTATTACTCGTAGGGAACATTTAGAGCAAGTAAGAAAGATGACCGGACATGCGCCAGAAGGACTAGAGAACCCACACGAGTTCCCAACCCTTTTGTCTCACGTCTGGTCTTTTTTCTTACAGCTATCCCAAGCCCGAACAGCAGGGTTCTCAGGCCCAAACCCCTTATCATACTCAGAAATTGAATCTTGGTCCCGACTTACAGCCAACTCACCTAATCCGCTTGATGTTGGTCTTATCAAAAAACTAGACAGTATATACTTAAGGACGACAAATGGCTGATGATGTTCTCATAACAGTTGGGGTGCAGGGTAAAGAGAAGGTGGATCAAACCACTAAATCTCTTGATAAGATGGCTTTTTCCGCAAAGAAGCTAGAGAGGGATATTGCCAAGTTCTCCGCAAGTTCCTCTTCTGTAGCTAAGGGTGTGGAGAATGTAGCTCAAAAAGTTGATCGTGCAACAACTAGTATGAATAAGTTTGGTGGTTCCACTACTATGGCCACTAGGGGTATGAACCGCTCTGGTATGGTTATGCAGCAAGCGGGGTACCAAATTGGTGACTTCATCGTACAGGTGCAATCCGGCACTAATGCTTTTGTTGCTTTTGGTCAACAGGCTACACAGATGGCTGGTTTGCTTGGGGTTATGAGCCAACGCCTTATCCCATTATCTCTCATTCTTAGTGTCACTATCCCTTTAGTTACAGCTATCGGAGCAGCTATATCTAGGACAAGCGAAAAGACCACAAGATTGTCATTCGACTTTGAAAAGTTTGGTCAGGATGTGAAGAAAGGGTTAGAACCACTAGCGCCACTTTGGAGGGGTTTAGCTTCTGTCTTTAACTGGCTGAAGGAAAGACTCCTTGATGGTATTAACCTTATTATCAATGGGTTTAGGTATCTTGGGGTAATGATAGGTACAATACCAGACGCTTTTAGCGCAGCTTTTGGCACTATTGACCAACTGATGACATCTTTTGCACTGAGAACACGGTCACTCACCATGTCTGTGATGTCTATGTGGCAAGCAATGAAAGACTTTATCGCTGGTTCTACTACCATGCGGCCTGTAATAAACTTCGATGCTGCGGGGAATGCGTCCGAGGGTCAAATACCACTTACTGATTTCTACAAAGAGTCAGCCGCAGCTTTAAACAGCCAAGTGGCTCAGTTAGAAGAAAATATGAAGGCTGGCTCTGGTGCAAAGGTAATGTCTGATGCACTCTCTAATTTCGAGCCTATTGACATTAGGGATTATTTCTCAAGGGTTGCTGTAGATGATGGTAAGGGTGGCAGTAAGTCCTCCGAAAAAACCTTTCAAGAACTCCTCTCAGCACTTGAAAAAGAGAACAACCTTAATAGAGAACTCATAGGTGTTTACGGAGACAAGCGTAATGTGCTTGAGACTGTGAATGAGTTTGAGAAAGAACTTAACAGAAACCTAACAGAAAATGAGATTAAGAAGGTAGAGATTGCCGCAAAGGAACAATACCGTATTGAGCAAATGTCTCAGTTAATGGACACTGTTTCTGGGCATATTGAGAGTGCCTTTATGTCTTTTGTAGATGGTAGTAAGTCTGTTGAGGATGCCTTCAAGTCTATGCTCCGTAATATCATCTTGGCTATCTATCAAGAGAAAGTAGCTAAAGCTGGTGCTAATGCTATTATGAGCCTACTTGGTTTGGCTAACGGTGGTGCCTTTGAAAGAGGTGGTAAATTTACTGCCTATGCTAATGGTGGTGTTGTTGGTAGTCCCACAATGTTCAGTCACTCCGGTGGTCTTGGTGTTATGGGAGAAGCTGGCCCTGAAGCTATCATGCCTCTTAAACGTGGTAAGAATGGTAAGCTAGGTGTCCAGATGGAAGGTAACGCAGGTAATGTTACTGTAGTCCAAAACTTCAATATGTCTGCTAATGGCGATGAATCAGTAAAGCGGATCATCCGTCAAGAAACACCACGTATTGCAGAGCAAGCAAAAGCAGCAGTAGTAGACGCAAAGCGTAGGGGTGGTTCCTACGGAAGGAGCTTCTAACGATGAGCATAAGTTACCCAATTAGTACCCCTACAGACATTGGTATTGCTGACATCCAACTCAGTGCCACTAATGCTGTAGCTGTGTCTAAATCACCCTTTACCTTTGCCACTCAGGTACACGCCTACAGTGGTGAGATGTGGTCTGCTAGTGTCACTATCCCTACAGTACGTAAAGAACTTGCAGAGCCTTGGGTAGCCTTCCTGTTGTCCCTTCGTGGTCAGTATGGTACATTCCTTCTTGGTGATCCTAACAGGACTAGCCCTCAAGGTACAGCTACAAGTGCTACTATAACAGGGTCTCTAGGAGATCGTAGTGTTACTGTAGCTATGACTGGTACACTCAAAGCTGGTGATTACTTGCAACTTGGTAGTGGCTCTAGTGCTAGACTACACAAAGTGCTAGTAGATAAATCAGGTAATGGCACCCTAGAAATATGGCCCGCTCTTAGAGCTAACTACTCAAGTACCTCAGCTACACTTACTAATGCTAAGGGTGTCTTTAGACTAGCCTCTAACTCTACTCAGTGGGGTATTGGTAGTAGTTCAGCATACAGTATTCAATTTGACGCAATGGAAGATATATAATGAGCAGAACAGTTCCAGCGGCTATCCTTACAGCTTTAGCCCAACCCGAAGTGGAACCTTTCTACGCTGTTGAGATTGATCTTGACAGTGGTCCTTTACGCTTGTGGACTGGTTATGGTGACCGCACTATTGAAAGTAATACCTACACAGGTGGTGGCACTCTGATGACTATTGAGGGTCTTGAGGAGGTAGCTGACTTATCTGCTAAGAACATCACCCTTACCCTTAGTGGTATGCCTTCTGAGGTTATCTCCCTAGCCCTACAAGAGCCTTACCAAAGACGTAAAGTTCGTGTATTGTGGGGAGTGCGAAATGTCTCTGACTTTGTAGAGGTATTCTCAGGCTCTCTTAACCAGATGGTAATTGAGGACTCTGCTGAGAGTGGCACTATTAGTGTTACTGTAGACAGCAAACTTGTAGAACTAGAAAGAGCTTCTAACCGTAGATATACTTCAGAAAGTCATAAGGCTAGATACCCCAGTGATACATTCTTCGACTTCGTTGCAAAAATCCAAGATAAACAAATCGTGTTTGGTAGATAATCTTCCTCAATACCTAAAGTCTGTCAAGGATACTCCCTTTAAGTGGGGACAACAGGATTGTTTGATATTCACTAATAACGCTTGGAGAGAGATGTATGGGTATGGATGGGCAGACGATTGGCTTGGCAGGTATATGGATGGTGTTAGGCCACTTACTAGGAAAGAACTCCAAGAAGAGTATGGCTACAGAACCTTCACAGAAGCCGTAGATCAGCGTCTTACACGTATTGACTACCTACCGCCCAGAGGTTCTCTAGTTGCCACTCGTAAGGCTCGTAGATGGGCTATAGGCAATGCTCTAGGTATCTCTGTAGGCACTAAGGCTGCATTTGTAGCTAAAGATGGGATTGTCTACCACCCGATTGAAACTATTGATAAGGCTTGGATAGCAGGATGAAGCAAGATACACCATTTAATGTGTTACGTAATAGACACTCTTGGGAACGATCCCCAAGGGCTGAAGCTATTGTAGGTGCTGTCTTTACCAACTTAGTGGCGGGGACTACTGCTTATAGTCTCGCTGTAGCTGCTGTATCTGTAGGCTTATCTCTAGTCACCTCTTGGGCTGTAGCTGCCCTAACTCCTGCACCACCCACACCTAAGCAAAGTCTTCTAGTAAATGCTCGTGAAGCTGCTGCACCTCAAGAGTTTATCTATGGTGAAGTACGCAAGGGTGGTGTAGTTACTTATCTTGAGAGTACCAATGGTAATGACGTTCTTCATCAGATTATTACTTTAGCTGGGCATGAAGTAGAAGAAATTGTTGATGTCTATGCTAATGATGAGATTCTAACTTTAAGTAATGATGCGTATAGTTTTAATGGTCGTGAGGGTGCTGGTTGGGTAACTACCTCTAAGTGGGGTGACTCTGATGATGGCCCTGAGATGCGTATCTTATACCACACTGGTAGCCAAACTTCGATCAATAGTACCTTTGCTAACTCCTCTAGCGCAACCCTCAATAACACTTTGGGTACAGTAACAGCAAACTCTATCGGTAACCTTGTTGGGAATGGGGTTGCTTATCTTTACGTACAGTACGTGTATAACCAAAGCGTCTATGCTAATGGCCTACCTCTAATTACTGCTAAGGTTAGGGGTAAAAAGGTGTATGATCCGAGAACTACGTCTACAGTTTACTCTAATAATGCTGCCCTTTGCGTAAGAGATTACCTAACAAGTGCTTACGGATTAGATGATGATGAGATAGACGACACCGTATTCTCTGCTGCTGCCAATACTTGTGATGAGAGTGTATCCCTAGCAGGTGGCGGAACTGAAGACAGGTACACTATTAACGGTGTAGTTAAGGCAGATCAATCTCATGGTGATGTCCTTCAAGAGATGACTACAGCCTGTGCAGGTACTCTCTTCTGGGGTGCTGGTAAATGGAAGTTGCAGGTTGGTGAGTATAATGCCCCCACTAAAACTCTTACTCTTGATGATCTCCGTTCCCCTATCACACTGACTACAAGGACTAACCTTAGGGACCAGTTCAACATTGTCCAAGGGGTGTTTACGGATGCAGAAAATGGTTTTATCGCTGCTGACTACCCACCACTCAAGGGAACTACCTTCATCTCTCAAGATGGTGGTGTAGAGCAACCTTTGAACCTAGACTTACCCTTTACCACAAGTTCAGCTACAGCACAACGTCTCGCTAAACTGACTCTCTTTCGTGGTCGTGAGCAAATGACTTTTAGTGCTGACTTTGGGCTTAATGCTTTTGATGTAGAGGTTGGTGAGATTGTTGCTCTGACTATTGATCGTTATGGTTGGACTGAGAAAGAGTTTGAGGTTGTTGGCTGGAGCTTTGGTGCTAATGATGAAGCTGGTGACCTACGTATCACCTTAACTCTAAGGGAAACTTCGGAAGAAGCCTTTGATTGGTTGGCTGAGGAATCTGCCATTATTGCTAATGATAGTGACCTCTTAAGTTATGACTTTGTCCCTAATGTTAGTATTCCATCAGATCAAATTGTAAGTGAAGTCAGGATCATTAGGGAAAAGGTCACAGACGTTATTGAGATTGCAGTTACTACAGGTAATTCCGATTTTGTAGACTATGTTGAAGTTCAATACAAAGCAACCGGAGCAACTGACTGGAAGCATCTTGGCACAGGTCAGATTGGTATCTTTGAGTTGATTGACCCAGAACCCGGTTCTTACCAGTTTAGAGCACGTCCTGTCAACAACTTTGGCTACAAGGGCACTTGGGTAGAAACTGCGTCTATCCCAACGGCTGGTTCAGCTATTCCTCCCAGTGATGTCTCTGGTTTGTTCTATGAGGTTAATGCAGGTAGTACTACCTTGGAGTGGGAACCTATAACAGACTTAGACCTTTCATACTATAGGATTAGGCACTCCATTGCTACATCAGGTGCAACTTGGGCAAACTCTACAACTGCTGTAGATAAGGTTCCACGTCCCGGCACTTCTGTGTCTCTACCCACTAGGTCAGGCACTTACCTTATTAAGGCTTACGACAAGACAGGACTATCCTCAGAAAATGTAGACACTGTAGTTATACCCAGTAATGAGGTTCCTTCCTACACAACAACTCTAACTCAAACAGATTCTACTACATTTAGCGGTACAAAAACTGGATGCTCTGTTACCTCATCCACACTAAGGATAACTAACCCCTCTACAGGCCCTTCTGAGGCTACCTATGACTTCTCTACTTACATAGAGACTTCTGACAGCACAGCTAGGTTAGTTAGGGCTAGGGTTGACGCTGGTGTTCAGAGGATAGATAATAGTGCTGGACTGTTTGACGACCTACCGGGGCTGTTTGATGAGTTACCGGGGCTGTTTGATGACTTTACTGGGAGCGCACAGTTTGCAGACACAAACCTTCTGTTCTACATCTCAACCACTGAGGATGACCCTGCTGGTACCCCAACTTGGAGTGCATACAAACAATTCAGGGCAGGGGAGTTCTATGGAAGAGCCTTTAGGTTCAGAGTTGTTCTAAAGTCTACTTCTGATAACGTAACACCAGCTATCACTTCTCTCTCAGCAATAGTGGAATACAACTAATGGCACAAAGCGATATTAATGTAGGGAACCAAACGGCTCCTCTTTTCAGAACTGACTTAAACAATGCCTTAGAGGCTCTGGCTACTAACTCTAGCGGAACTTCTGCCCCAAGCACATTGTTCGGGTATATGTTCTGGTATGACAGTACAAACAACATACTCAAACTAAACCTAAGTGGAACTTGGGTGTCTATAGGGAAATTTGACACAGGTTCTAATACATTTCTGCCCTATATAGGCTCCACCCAAATAACTGCACTCCTTGATGAGGATACACTGTCTTCAAATAGTGCAACTGCGGTAGCTACCCAACAAAGCATTAAGGCTTATGTAGATAACAACGGGGTTGGCAAGTCTCAGACGTGGCAAGATGTCAAAGCCTCAAGGTCTGTGGGTACATCATACCAAAACACAACCGGAAACCCAATATATGTTAATATCCAGAACAGTGGTTCGATTGACGGGGAATCTGTTCAGGTCTCCCAAAATGGTAGCACTTGGGTAACCCTAGCTGTAATTGACGCAGACACAGACGCAACCAATATCTCGTTTGTTGTTCCAAATGGACACTACTATCGGATAACCGGAACTGGAACTGTCGGCTACTGGTCAGAACTAAGGTAAAGGATAAGATAATGTACAAACTCTCTCAACGCAGTATGCAGAACTTATCAGGAGTACACCCTGACTTGATTGCTGTAGTTAAACGGGCTATCCAGATCACTGAGCAAGACTTTAGTGTTATTGAGGGAGTTCGTAACATTAACCGACAGCGTGAACTTGTAGCTAAGGGTGCATCTACTACTATGAACTCTAGGCACCTTACAGGACATGCTGTAGACCTAGCACCTTATCCTATTAACTGGGACTGGGAATACTTCTATCCTATTGCTGATGCTATGATTACCTCCTGCAAGGAGTTGGATATTCCGTTAAGATGGGGTGGAAACTGGGCTGTAAAAGACCTCCGTGATTGGGAAGGCAACGCTAAGGAGCTAAACCATTCCTATACTGGTAGTTTTGCAGACGGCCCACACCTAGAGATTCCAAGAGGTTTTGGTTATGATTAAGTGCGGAACGTGCTTCCAGCTTTCTAGAAAGGCTTATCCCTAATGACTACAGATGAATGGAGAGATAATCTTCTATCTAAGGTACGTTCTCTTGAGGCAGATATAAAAGCCCTTTCAGGGAGGCTTACAGTACTAGAGATTAAAGGGGCTGCTGACGAGGTGCACAGAGCTAATGTGGAGACTAGGCTAGGGGCTATTGAAGATACCCTTAAGTGGCTTGTAAGGCTAATCATTGGTGCCCTTATCTTAGCTATAATCGGTTTCGCTATATCTGGGGGGTTTTTCGTTGCATAAGAAATCTATTGCCTTTGCCTTTTTACTCTTAGGCGCACTCCTAGTTGAGACTGCCCGCCCTATTGTTGCAAACCTCTTAGCGAGTGAACCCTACTACAATGTAGAGAAGGAGTTTGTTAAGGTGAAGCCTGATACGGTAGAGATTAAGTACACCTTTGAGAAGGGTGAAGATTGTAGGTTGATTAGTTTTGCAGTTGAAGGGTTGTTGGCAGGGGTTCCTAGATACCTACAGTATAAAGACCTTAATGGTTTACCTAAAGACTTTGATAGACCACCGGGGGAACAGGTGCTCCACATAGAGGTGCTTACTGATGGTCAACCTTATGAAACTGTCCGTCTCAGGACTAGGCACGATTGTGGGGGCAAGTTGGTAAACAAAGAGTTTACTTCTGTGGACCTGTATGAATACGAAAAGTAAGACCTACAAAAGAGAGATAGCTGCATTACTTTTAGTGTGGTTAGTCTACCTTGTCGAAACAAAACCCGTAGAGGTGATTGAAGTTGTTGTATTCCCCATATTCACATTCTCTGCGCTGGCTTTTGGCATGTCTTGGTATAGCCCTAATGGTGGGTTGCTCAAGTCCTCTGGACCTTCTAACGGGGGGAGGCCCCAACATAGCAGCCAATACCCAAGTAGGGAAGACGAATACACAGACGGTGGGGACTACCAACAATACGGATCAGACTATAGTGAGACCCCAAGCAAGGGACATCAAACAGACCAGCGACACGAATAAGGTTTCTGCTGATAAGGTAGAGACCGTAGTAGTTAACGAGATACCACCTTGGGTCTTACTCTTGCTGATACTAGGGTGGCTACTACCAAGTCCCGGTGAGATGGGACGATCTCTAGCAAACATCTTCAGACGTAAAACATAGAAAAACCCTCTCCGGCATTACGCTAGAGAGGGTTTCTTTTTGTCTAATCGTCAGGTTCTTCCCCATAGTCTTCATACTTAGAATGTAGGAAATAATGATGGTAAAGCATTAGGCTATTGTGAGCGTGTACTAAATCCTTAAGGTGTTTGTAGGTAAAGTAATCAACTACCAAAAGGATTAGTATGGCAGCAATCACAAGTAAGTCTAAGATCATACACCCTCCCCTACACACCAATTCATAAAGCTGGCTAGCACCTCTTCCTTAGTGCTATCCTTATGTAGTAGGTAGACAGTCTGGACTAGGTTGTAGGCACCTTCAGGGTTAAACCCTGCCATAACAAGTTGCTGGAAGATCACTTCTGGTGGTGTACCTGCATCACGAGCATCTGTAACTGGCCCTACAAAGTCATCAGCAAAACCCTTACAGTCCTCCATCTCATCAGCCAATAGTGCTGTACCTACAAACAATACAAGTAGTCCAATGATAAACGATAGTGCTAGTGTTTTAAGTCTCATCTCTCATTACTCCTTAAATTGTGGGTCATCAAGCAACTTTTGGAGGTACTCCCTAAGGGCTTTCTTACCTGACAACATAATCATAGTACGACAACCTGAGTAAATCATCTTCTCAATATCGTACTGCACAGTAGTCCCGTCTTTAGCACCAAACCGCACAAGAGCTTTCAGTAGGTCTTTGAAGTGAAGGCTGTAGGCACCCCACCGCTCTTTGGCAAGGTACTCACCCATATCGTTTGTAGTTTCCCACTCTTTGTAGGGTAGGTCATAATACTTGGCAGGCCCTCCTGTTAGTTGGTGGTTTACGTTGTCATTAGGTTCAACCAACTCTAGTACATCTGTTTGGTCAAACGCTACCTGAGAGAAACCATTAAGGTCAATTTCAAAGGTATATTCACCGTCCTGGTGGTGTGTAGGGTCAGTAGAGACAATACCAACCTCCCCCTTAAAACCCTCATAAATAACCACAGGCTTTACAACCCGTACCTTATCACCCTTCTTAAACTTACAAACTTCCATTAAATTCCCTCCTTGAGAAAGCACTTTACCCACATAGCTGTTACGTCACTCCTTATGATGTCGTCTACACCAAACTCAATTACTGGGATTGGCATAGTATACTTCTTAACAAGGTGTACCAGCTTTGTCAACCCATCTCCTTGCTTAAGGTCAGACTGTTGTACATCCCCATTGATTACCAACTTAGAGCCTTCCCCTACACGAGTGACTAGAGCCTTAAGTTCTTCCACTGTTAAGTTCTGTGCTTCATCAATAATGATTAGTGTGTTGTCAAAAGACCTCCCTCGGATGAGTGCCAGTGGTACAGTTTCGATATTACCATTCTTCAGTCCAGTTTCTACAACCCCCTTTCCTAGATGCTTCTCTAGTACGTCAATGACTGGTAAAGCCCAAGGAGCACACTTCTCTTCTAGTGTACCGGGAAGGAACCCAATGTCTTTACCTACAGCTACATGAGGTCTAGTGATGACGATCTTGTCAATGTTCTTTAGATTATACTCACTAGCTGCATAGGTGGCTACAACATAGGTCTTCCCTGTTCCTGCTGGACCCATAACTACAACTTGGTCACTGTCATTAAGTGCTTCTATGTAGAGCCTCTGGTTTTCAGTCTTAGGTAGCAACTCAAAGGCTTTCTTACCAGCATCATGTTTGGTAGTTACTCGACGTGTCTTTGGCTTAGGCTTCTGTTGTACCACTTTAGTTTTCCTTAGTATGGGTCATCACTGTCATCCATCTCTTTATCTAGTAGCCATTGTACTGTCTCAGCATACCCACCAATGTGATAACCATCAGGTGCAAACACTTGAGGTACAGTCTTAAGACCAGCCATAAGCATTAGTGTTCTGATAGAAGGGTCTTTATCTACATGGTGGATTATTGGTCGTTCCCCTGCTTCATACAAATCCTCCAACACCATTGTGCAATATTGACAGTTGTTACGACTGATTACTGTGTAGAAGCTCATTCATTATCCTTTCCCTTCCCTCTTCGGTGTACTTGGACCATAACCGTATCTGTTCTAAGGTACGACCACAGCCCAAGCACTTACCGTCAAGAACCTTGCAGACTTTAATACAAGGTGTTTTCACTTACGCTTAACCACATGACACACACCAAGGTCAACCAAGGTAGCTTGCATGTCCTTGTTATGCTTACACAAGTGTGCTATGGCCGCACGATTGCCCAAAAGAGACTGTAGTGCCTTAGCTTCCTGCAGTGTCTCGCAGTTACCATCAATACGACCATTACTTGAAGACATACCCACTCCCGGCACAGCTACACCAAATCCTTTACCTACCACACAAGGTGCTGTGCTGTTGGTAACACTATTGCCCATACTAGGAGTATTTCGTTCAACAGTTGTACCGCCTATGTATACGCCACTATTACTTTGAGATTGTGCTTCTGTTTCTATATCTCCTGCATAGGTTAGAGTTGGGATTATCACAGCTAGTGCCAGAAGGGCTAGTCTCATTAGTTAGTCTCCAAAGGAACCAAATCCACCGAAAGCAAAGCCTTCATTCTTAGACACAGAACCACCAAAGTTACCTGCATTACCGGAGAATGTACCCCGGCTACCAGAACTAGTAAAACCCTCCACCTCTGCTGTTACCTCTTTGTTATTTTTATTGTCTTTAAACTTCAGGGAAGAGAACTGACCAGCGGAACCAAAGGTCTCTTGTGTAGCTTCCCCGTTACCTACGTTTCCTGAGAAAGACATGCCTGATGTACCAGCAAAGGCACCAAGCCCACCGTTACATTTAAAAACGCAGTTGCCATTGTTACCGTTGTTGTCCGCAATAGCTGTTGTTGCGAAGAGTGTTGCAATAAGTGCGATAGTATATTTCATTGTGTTTTCCTTTGTGTTTGGGTTGGTGAGTCTTTTATAGCCTTACTCAGGGCTTGTTGTCAAGTTGTTTTTATTGTAGGCTTCGTAGATCAACATTTAGATACCACAAGAGCCACCAGTACCTGAAATGTCACAGATGTCATGGCTTTCAATGTGCTCCTCAAACTCTTCTCCAAGTTTCTCCACAGCCTCACTATATGGTACAGATGTCAAAGGCTGGCCGCCACGAGAGCCATCTGGGTAACAAGTGAAGCCGCGTAGTCGGTGGGCATACTTGGCGAGTGTACCTGCGAAATCATTAACAGTGCCTTCATTGTTAGACTTACTCCCCCATGCAGGTAGATTGATAGTTGAACTGATAGCCATGTCTACGTAGTCTTGAACATCAGCTTGGAACTTAATCCGGCGCTCAAAGTCATCGGCAAGGTCAAGGGCACTTTCGATATTGTCTGGGTCGGCTCCGTAAAGATCAATAAGCTCTTGTGCAGCACTGTCTACCACGTACTGATAGTGCCAACGGTTTGACCCTTTAAGATAACGCCGCTTGTATGCCACAGCAAAGATAGGTTCAATACCAGTGGAAGTGCCTGCAAGAATACCGATAGTCCCTGTCGGTGCAATAGCACGGTTAGCCACAGGGCGACTGATAGATAACCGATCTGCAAAGTCACGAGACACAGTATCACTAACACCTTTGTACACTCCCAACCATTGATGAAGCTCTGGGGTTACTTCATACCGATAACCCTTCTTGATAAGCCACTCGTGCATACCCATGATACCCAAACCAAGACGACGGTTCTTAGCGCGGGTAAGACCAACCTTAGCGTAGGGCAAGTCAGCTTTCAGGGTACCACAGATAAGGAACATAGTACCAAGACGGACAACATCTTTCAGTTCTTCAATATCTTTAATACGACCAAAGTTCAAACTACCCAAGTTGCACACATCAGAGTCGTCAGCAGAAGTAACCTCCGTACAGGCGTTTCGCAGGGTCTCACCTTCCTTGTCGAAGAAGTTAAAGGCAAACCCCGGCTCTGCTGTCTTAAGAGCTTGCTTTACGTTCTCTCGGAATACCTGCCCATAATCACCAGTCTTCCAATAGTTAAGCAACCACTCAGTGTCATAGTTCACAGATACGTTAGTCATATCCAGTGGCGCAGGGAAGTTGAAGTCTTCTTGCTTAATATCCCACAGTGTCTTACCTGTACTACCTACAGGCATATCTGCCCAATCCTTAGCTTTAAGGAACTTGTGAACATCTCCATGCTTCCAGTTAAGGCTTGCGTAGATAGCACTTCGGCGTGAACCCCCTTGCATGACCCTACGACCAATCTCGTTAATCATATTCATCTTGGGGATGGGTCCAGAGGCTTGCCCACCTGTA